GGCCCTACTAAAAAAGGTCCAGCTTTTACACCAACCATAGTGCAAAATTTCCAAGAGTTTGAAGAAATGTTTGGATCTTTGGACGATAGATATTACGTTCCAATGACTGCTAGGGAATATTTAAGAAGTGCCGGAACTGTAACAATAGTTAGAGTTCTTGGCTTAGGCGGGTATAGCACAAATGCTCTACAAATTGGTGTACAAAGTGGGGATGCTGGTTCTGACGCATTAGCAATCCAACTTGTACTCGCACCAAGCGCGCTTACAGAAGGTGAATCGACACCTCTTGCCGGAGCTATAGCTTCAGGGACATCAGCAGCCTTTAAGGTTGAGTCCGGAAGTTATCAATTTTCCGCTTCTTTTAGTTCTACTAGCAATAAATACTATAAGGATGTTTTTAGTGATAATCCACTTGTGACAAAGGCACAAGGTAACGATTGTCCATTTTACATCTACAAACAGTTTCCAACGTCAGCAGCAAGTAATGCTACTGCTAATGTTGTATCATCATCTGGGTTTACATTAAACATGCTGAAAGATTATCAACGTGCTTCAACGCCGTATATAACAAGTCAGAAGTCTGATGGTAATGTAGAAAACTTATTTAAGGTAGCACTTAGACATGATGGTGAAGAAGAAACAAATAACTATTATAAGGTAGCAATTCTTAATATTAAACAAGCATCTGATGTAGCAGGTTCTGATTACGGGACGTTTAGTTTACAAGTTAGAAAAATAGATCAACAATCATGGGCAGCAACTGATGATGAAGTTGTTGAACAATTTGATAACTTAAATTTAGACCCTAAATCTACAAATTTTATATCTCGTAGAATTGGTTCTAAATGGCAGTCAGTTGATACAGATGGAAAAGTTGTAATGCATGGTGATGCTGAATGGCCGAACTTATCAAAATACATATTTATTACAGGTAGTTCTGCAATACAAGACGGTAATCTTCCAAAGACACTTGTACCTTATGGGCACGCTGCAGCACTATTTCCATTTACTTGTTCAATAACAAATACAGGTAGTGCACATTTTCCAGCAAATACTTTTGTATCAAATCAGGTTAGCTCAACAACTAATCAATATGATACTAGTATTTTCTATGGATTTGATTTTTCAACAGAAGATAATAGAAGTTTCTTATCACCACTTGCATCAGACGCTGCTGTTTATCATAACCCATCATTTAGTTTAGATGATATGTTAGGTCATGATAAGGCAACATCAGGTAAATTTGGTGGTGCAACAACTTTTGCTAGCGGATCCAATCCAATATCACTTTCAGCTTCTGCTTTAGGACAAAGAAAATTTGTTGTTCCATTGCAAGGCGGATTTGATGGAATGAATCCTGCTGTTAAGAAAAAAGTTGGAAAAGATATAATTGCAGGAAATCAACAGGGTTTTGACTGCTCATCAGCAACATCAAGTGGATCAGTTGCATATGAAAGAGCAATAAATTCTGTTAGTAATCAGGACGAGTTTGATATTAATCTACTTTCCACACCTGGTTTGATTTATACGATCCACCCAAATCCAATCAATATTGCTATTGATATGGTTAAAGCTAGAGGCGATGCGTTCTACGTATTTGATGCTTCTGCTTGGGGAGATTCAATTGCAACAACTACAAATGCAGTGGCATCGTCTGATACCAACTATGCAGCTACATATTATCCGTGGGTAAAACTACTTGATGATACTGTTAACTTACCGCTATGGGTACCACCTTCAGTTGTTATTCCAGGAGTGATAGCTCAAAATGATAGAGTTGCTCACGAATGGTTTGCACCTGCTGGTCTTAATCGTGGTGGTTTAAGGGGTGTTTTAGAAGCTAAAACAAGATTAACACACGCTGAAAGAGATATACTTTATGAAGGACGCGTTAATCCAATTGCTTCATTCCCAGGTCAAGGTGTAGTGGTTTTTGGACAAAAAACATTGCAAGCTAAACCATCAGCTTTGGACAGAATTAATGTTCGTAGGCTGTTAATTAGGCTTAAGAAGTTCATTGCTAGCTCTTCACGTTACTTATTGTTTGAAAACAATACAGCATCAACAAGAGCAAGATTCCTGAATATTGTGAATCCATATTTAGATTCAGTACAATCTAATCAGGGACTTTCAGCTTATAGAGTTGTAATGGATGACACAAACAACACACCAGATGTGATTGATCGCAATCAACTGGTAGGACAGATATTTATACAGCCAGCACGTGCTGTTGAATTTATTGTTCTAGATTTTGTTGTTGAGCCGTCCGGGGCAACATTCGCCTAACAGCTTAAAAACAAAGCAATAAAAGCCCAGACTAATCATCTGGGCTTTTTTCTTTTCGGTTATTTTTCCTGAGTTCGTGATATTTATTATCGAAATAATAAACCTTTAATGGAGAAATAGAATGCCACAGCTGATAGATCCGACAGATATAATGTTTACCCAATTTGAACCAAAGGTTCAAAATCGGTTTATCATGTATATTGAGGGGATTCCTGCATATACTATCAAAGCTGCAGCCCGTCCCCAAATTCAATTTGAAGATATTACACTCGACCATATTAATGTAAAACGTTACGTTAAGGGAAAGGGCGAGTGGCAACCACTAGTTTGTACACTCTATGATCCAGTTGTTCCTTCTGCCGCACAGGCATGTATGGAATGGATTCGTTTATCACACGAATCTGTAACTGGTCGTGATGGGTACTCAGACTTTTATAAAAAGAACGTCACATTTAATGTATTAGGTCCAGTAGGCGATATCGTTGAAGAATGGCAATTAGTTGGATGTTATATTCAACAGGCTAATTTTGGAACACTGGACTGGGCTACTAACGAGCCAGTTAATATTGAATTGACACTTAGATACGATTACGCTATATTACAGTTCTAAAAAATTTAATCTGTGAGCAGCTATAACCAAAAGTTGTGGCATTCTTTCGTTTAAGCTGGTCACTAAAGTAGTTACAATATGAATAGACTATAAATAAGGAGTTACAATGTCTACAAAGAAAACAGAGAGTAGATTTCCTACTGAGATAGTAGATCTACCAAGTAAAGGTCTTTTGTATCCTGAAGGACATCCTTTATCAGAGGGAAAAGTAGAAGTAAAGTATATGACTGCAAAAGAAGAGGATATTTTAACATCTATGAACCTAATTGAAAAGGGTATTGTAATTGATGAGTTACTTAAATCTCTTATAATAACAAAGTTCGATTATGGTGATCTTCTTATCGGTGATAAGAATGCAATTATGCTTTCAGCAAGGATACTAGGATATGGCAAGGACTACCAAGTTGAAGTAACATGTGGTGCTTGTGGTGAAAAAGAAGATACGCCTTTTGATCTAACGGGTTATCCGTATAAAGAGGTTGATGAGTCGCAATTTAATTCTGATAATCAGTTTAAATTTAAGCTTCCCAATTCAGAAAGGGAAGTAGAGTTTAAGTTGTTAACACATGCAGATGAGCATGCAATAACAGAAGAATTAGATAGAATGAAAAAAGCAGGAATGCAAGCGACAGGGGAAATCACAACAAGATTGCGATACCAACTATTGTCAGTTGATGGAAATACAGATAAAGAATTCATTAATAATTTTATTAATAATGAGTTTTTTGCACTTGATTCTAGGGCTTTTAGAGAACACGTTGTAAGTATTACGCCTGATGTAGATTTTACAAGTTATTTTATATGTGAGTCTTGTAAAAATACAGATGAGATACAATTACCAATAACAGCAAATTTCTTCTGGCCTTCCCGGTAGATCCCGAATATAGACCGATGATACACGAGTCAATATTTAACTTAGTGTATTACAGCGAAGGCGCATTCTCATTCGGTGATGTATACGATATGCCTATTTATTTAAGAAAATTTTATACAGATAAATTGGTTGATGCACGGAAAACTGAGAATGATCGTGTTGCAAAAGCATCGCAAAATGCAAGAGGACCAAAGATACAAAGACCCGGTTAATAATCCATAAACTCGATAATTATTACTGTATTAATTTATAACGGGAGTTTTGTCGTGAAAAAACATAATTTAAATGAAGTGGCATTAGCAGCAGTCATATCAGGATTGGTTGGTGCGTATATAGTGTCCAAGTTACGAAATGATAATACAAAAGCAAGTAATATAAGAAAAGCAGTTAGTAAATTAGATGCTGACATTGAGTCAGATTTGGCAATGATTGATAAGAAAATTCAAAAAGAAAAAGAAATGATTAAGAAAAAAGTTGCCAAGATGAATCCTAAAGATAGGAAAGATGTCGAAAGAATGGCAGCGTATTTTAACTAAAGTTTAGAGAACTATTATGGCTGGTATAAACAACCAACAGTTAAAAAATTATAAAGAGTATATAAGACTCACAAAAGAAGAAGCTAAGATTAGAGAGAAGATAAAGAAAGGGCAAGGTGAGCCAATTCTAAATGAGCTAGAGAAGGGAAAAATACAATCCAAATTAAAGAAAATAGAAAAAGGATTTGAAGACATTGAAAAGTCCGTTGATAAGCTAGTAAAAGGCATCGCAGATATAAATGGTGAGATGGGTGGTTTATCAGGAGGTTTTAAAAAATTATCAGATCAAAAAACAGATAAATATTTAAATCAAATTTATGGTCAAAGCAATAAAGCAGGCCTTGCAATTGGAAATCTTGGTAAAAAGTTTGCTGAATTAAATAAACAAGGTAAGGGTAGCGGAGATTTTGCAAGAGGACTATCAAGTATATTAGCGATAGAATCTGAAATACGTGATATAGCAACAGATAGAACAAAATTATCAGGTGCAAATATACAAGAATTAAGAGCAGAGATACAAGCAACGTATGAATTATTAGAGACAACAGGTAATTTAACTCAAGAAGAAAAAGAAAGATTAGAAATACAGTTACAACAAGTTGGTAATTTAGAGATGCAGCAGGCAAGAACTGCAAGATTAAATTCTCTACAAGAGCAAGGACAAGGTTATCAGAAACAG